GCTTCTTGAGGCCGTCGAAGCCCTTGGCGTTCACGGCGACGTCGCCGTTGATGAACTCGTTCTGGAAGGCGTAGGAGGCCGCCTTGACCTTGAGGCGGGTCTGGGCCGCGCGCTGGTCGTTGAGGTTGCCTCGGGTCTGGACGAGGAAGCGGTCGACGTCCGCGTCGCCACCGAGAATCTTGAGGCCCTCGGTCGCCTGGACGAAGGTGCCGGTGCTCTCGGTGTAGCCCTCGTTGACGTCACGGAACGCGACGCCCGGGAGGGTGTTCTCCTTGTTGTAGGCGTAGGCGTTGCCCTCGATGGGCATGAGCGGGAGCCGGTCGAGGACCGGGGACTCCTGCACGAACGTCTCGATGACGCCGCGCTGGAGGTCGTTCTGGGAGAGGACAGCGGCCTCGGCCAGGGACAGAGCCATGATGGCTCTCCTTTCGGGTGGGGGTTGTCAGCGCGGGCGAATGGGGTTGGCGCGCTGGGAGGTTGGTGAGGGGTCAGCCCTTGTCGGCGTAGGCAGACTTGAGCCGGTCGTAGCCCGGGGAGACCTGGGCCGGGGCCTTGCCGGTGCCGGAGACGCCGATGCCAGCGCGCTCGGGAGCGGGCGGGGCGGGCTTCTCGGCCTTGGCGGCGAGGTGGGGGTGCTTCTCCAGGACGTCGTCGAGGGCCTTGGAGATGGCGTCGGTGTCGACCGCGCCGTCCTTGACGAACTCGTCGACGCGGGAGCCGAGCCGGAGCCGGGCGTCCTCGGGGTCGGCGAACTTGCCCGCCGCGAGGGCGTCGATCTTGTCGGCGACGCGCTCCTGGGCGAACTCGGCCCGGAGGGCGTCCTCGACCTCCTTGCGCGCGGCCTTGACGGCCTTGTCCAGGTCGGAGGCATTGGCCTCCTCGCGCTCGCGCTCGGCGGCGTCGGCGGCCTCGGCCTTGGCCTTGAGGTCGTCGTAGTCGGAGTAGCGCTTGGACTCGCGCGCCAGGCGCTCGGTGACGATGCGGTCGAGGTCGGCCTGGGAGAAGGTCTTGCCGCTCTCCTCGGTGCCCTCGGGCGGGGTGCCCTCGGTGCCCTCGGTGGATGCGGCGGACGCGGTCGTGTCGGTCATGGGTCTCCTTGTGGGGAACCGGGCTCAGAGCGGAGCCCGTCACGCGCCTCCCGTTGCGGGAGTGGGGGATTGGGGTGGGCGTCAGGCCGTGTAGCCGTGACGCGCCAGGAGGGCGAGGGCCTTGTCGCGGTCGCCCGCGGCCTCGCGGTAGATGGAGTCCGGTGTCTTCCTCGGCTCCTTGTGGCGGTAGACGCCGCGCTTGGTCGTCGACGAGGTCGTCGAGCCGTACATGGAGGAGCGCTGGAGCGAGCCCTTGCGCTTGGCGTTGATGACCTGGGAGGGGTCGGCGCCGTCCTCGACGATGGCGCGCCGGTCGGCCTGGGATAGGCCGGTGATCTGGCCGCGCTCGATGGCGTCGACCACGTCATAGCCGCCGTCGTCGTAGCGGTCCGCGGCGGGGACGTGGGTGCAATCGCAGAGCGGGTGGCGGTCGAAGCCAGCGTTGTCGGCGTACCACGCGCCAGCCATGACAGCGCAGCGTTTACACGAGGGAGTCCGTAGGCGCCGGTAGTAGCCGTCGAGGTCGGGGTGGACGTAGATGCCGACGCCGCCAGCCTCACGGCCCGCGTCCTGGACGAGGGTGCCGACCTGGCGGACGAGGGTGGAGAGGGCGACCGTCGAGGCGGTCACCTCGGGGGCGCCGCCGATGACGAGCCGCGCGAGGTGGAGCATGGGCGACTGGAGCCACTCGCCCAGGTCGTCGGGCGGCGAGGTGAAGGCCGACGGGGCGACCCTGGGGCGGTCCGTGCTCGTCGCGCCCTGGAGGGCGGCGGCGGTGTCGACGTACTCGACGCCGCGGGTCGCGTTGACCTCCTGGGCCGTCACGACGAGGTCCGTGAGGTCCGGGATGACGTTGCGCCAGTAGGCGAAACGGTCCGGGAGTCCCGCGGACGGCATCTCACGCCAAAGGGCTTGAGCGCCGTCCGCGGCGGCTCGCGCGGTGGCCTGCTGCTGGAGGTAGTGTGACTCAGCCAGCGGGGACAGGCTCGGGGGCATCGTCGACAACGGGAGCCTCCTTGGGTCCTGTCAGGGCGCCAGCGAGGTCGCCCGCGAGGGCGCGCTGGAGGGCGTTGGCGGACATGCCCATCCAGCGCTCGACCTTGGCCTGGGTGGCGCCGGGGAGCATCTCCAGGAACATGCGGGCCGGGGCGCCGTTCGGGACCATCTGGGCCATCGCCGAGGCGACGACGGAGATGTCCTTGGGGGCCTCGTCGGCCCAGACGACCTCGGTGCCCAGGGGGAGTTCCGCCTCGCCGCGCGCGATGTTGGCGAGCGAGAAGACCTCTTCCCAGGAGTCCGAGTAGGCGGTCTGGAGGTCCTTGACGAGCGACAGGAGCGTCGCCTCCGTGGCGACCATGAGGTCGCCGGAGACGTTCTTAAAGTCGCCCGCGAGGTACTGGCTCGGGACCTGGGCCGTCGCCGCGAAGGTGGCGAGGAGCATGTCGAGCGCGGTGACGTAGTTGGCGAGGTTGGACTCGGCCAGGTCGAAGACCTTGGTGTCCGCGCCGGGGAAGACCATGAGGCGGTCGACGCCGACGCGCCCAGGCGAGGCCGTGACGGGCTGGGCCATGCCGTGCTCGTCGAGGATGGGGTTGCCCTGGTCGTCCGTCTTGACGACGGGGTTGCCGTCCTCGTCGCGGAGGACCGGGTCGTAGCCGACGACGACGCGCTGGCGGTACGCGGCGAACTGGGCCGCGAGGAGGAGGTCGAAGCGGATGGTGTCGATGGAGCGCTGCATCGGGACGAGCGGGTCGACCATCGAGAGGGTGTCTCCGTCGGCATCCATCTCGGGGGCGAAGACGACGAACGGGACGCGCGGGCCGAGGGGGTTGTCGAAGACGTCGACGAGGTCCCAGGCGCCGACGTCGGAGAGGTTCGTCGGCGAGGAGGTCTCCCAGCGCCAGACGAAGCCCTCGGCGTCGAAGAGGGTGGCGCACTTGGCGGTGTAGCGGACGCCGAGCGGCGTGGAGCGGGCCTCGTCCCAGGTCTTGACGGCCCAGAGCGGACGGAACGGGTCCATCGGGTCGGGCTCGACGTGGACGCGGCGCGGGTCCTCGACCTTGATGAGCGGGAGGTCCGGGTCGGAGCCGTTCGGCCAGACCGAGACGATGCCCTTGCCGAAGACGGCGCCGTGGACGTAGACGAGGCGCTGGAGGGAGTCGAGGCGGTTGGCCTGCCACACCTTCCAGGTCGCCTTGTCGCGGTCGTCCGAGGAGCCCAGGCGGATGCCGTCGATGCGGAGGCGCTGGACGCCCGTGCGGATCGCCAGTCGGACGAGCGGGACGCGGGCCATCTCGCGGAGGGCGAGATACTCGGCGTTGACGCCGTCCGGGGCATAGGGGAGGTCGTGCTCGCCCTTGTAGAGGTCCCAGCGAGTCTTCTGGGCGGGAGCGGTGCGCCGGAGCGCGGCAAGCCCGGAGTCGCGGAGGTCGTCAGGGGTGAGCAAGGGGACCTCCTACGGGGTCACGAGAAGCCGTACATGGCCGTGGAGACCTTGGGGGCCTTGACGGTCTTGGGCTGGGCGATGGTGGTGGCGGTGAGGCCCCAGAGGGCGAGGGTCGAGGCGACGAGGGGCGAGATGTCCGTCGAGTCCTTGCGGTGCCAGGCCCAGGCGTCGCCGAGGTTGCGCTTGCGCGCGGCGGCGAGGGCGGTGGTGAGTTGCGGCTGGTCGATATGCCGGAGCGAGTCGGCCATCGCGGCGTCGTAGAACGCGCCGCAGGCCTGGGCGACCTGGGAGGCGCTCGTGGTCGTCACGAGGACGCCGCGGGCGCGGAGGGGCTCGATGAGCGAGGCCGCGGGGCCGACGGAGTCGACGATGACCGCGCGCACGCGCTGGCGTGAGACGACGCCCGCGACGTAGTCGGCGACCCAGGCGACGCCGCCCGCCTGGCGGATGACCTCGACCTGGGGCCGAGAGTCGACGTCGCGCCAGCCAGCCAGGGCGACCGAGGCCGTCGAGCGGTCAGGCGCCGCGTCGAGGGCGATGGAGACCTCGCGCTCGGAGGTGGGCTGGTCGGACGCCAGGGTGGCCCAGACGTCGAGCGGGATGACGCCGCGCTTGGCCTCGGCGTCCCACTTGCCCAGGCGCTCGCGCGCGTAGTCGTCGTCGCTCAGGGCGGCGCGCTCTCGGCTCGCGGTCTCCTCCGTGAGGCGGATGCCGAGGGAGGGGTTGCCCTGGGCCAGGGCGGCGACGTCGTCGTGGTCGAGGTCGTCGTCCGCGGACCACTCGGCCCAGGCGACGGTCGCGTCCTTGCCCGCCAGCGCCGAGAGGCGGAGCCGGGTGAAGACCTCGCCGTTGTTGCGCGGGCCGGGCGGCGTGCCAAGGAGGATGATCTGGGGGTTAGGCCGCGCCGAGGTGGCAGGCAGGATCGCGGCGAAGGTCTCCTCGGCGAGTTCCTGGGCCTCGTCCAGGATGAGGGCGTCAGGGGAGAAGCCTCGCCCGCTGCTCTTGGAGCGGGCCATGAAGCGGAGGCGTTGGCCGGAGAGGAGTTCGATGCCCTCGTCGCCGTTGGTCGTGCGGATGGCCTTGACGCGCTTGCGGAGGTCGTCGTAGTTGTCGAAGTAGGACCGGATGCGGCGGAAGGCCTCTAGGGCCGTCTTGACCTCGTGCGCCGAGTGGATGATGAGGCGCTCGCCGAAGAGGAGGAGCCCGGCGAGTTCGCGGGCCTCGACCCAGCCATTCTTGCCGTTCTGGCGGGGGACGCTCGTGCCGCAGAGCGGCGTGGCCCAGCGCCCGTCCTCGCGCTCGCCCATGAAGGCGGCGGAGAGGTTGTGCTGCCAGGGGTCGAGGGTTAGGCCATAGGCCAGCGCCAGGTCGCGGACGTCGTCGGCAGACGAGAAGGGCGACTCAGGACGGACGAGGAGCCGGGGCTCCTGAGCGCCGAGCGGCGCGGGCGGCGGCAACGGCATCGGCGGGGCTCCCTTCCTGGGGGCCAGCCATGTCGGCGAGGGTCGTGACGACGTCGCGGTGGAGGCGGGCCAGAGGCGCGAGGTCGCGCGGCGCGGGGTCGAGGGCGATGACCTCGGCGAGGTGGTCGCGGAGGGCGGTGAGGGCGACCTTGGGGTCGTCCGAGGAGAGCGCGGCCTTGAGGCGGGCCTGGTCGGGCGTCACAGGACCTCCTAGGGCTCTGACCTGGGCGTTTACACGCGGGCGGCTCGTCGGGCTTGGCGGAAACGGGCTCGGGGGGAGAGATATCCCCTCGCTGGGTAGGAGGCGGGCTCGCCTCGTCAGGGGGTCACCCCCCTCCCCTGGTCAGCGGGCGAAGAGGGCGAAGCCGCCGCAGACCGCGACGTTGGCCGAGTTGCTCGCGCCGACAGCCGAGAGGACCTGGACCGAGAGGTTGATGACCTGGCCGCTCGTCACGGCGAGCGTGCGGGTGTGGAGGACAGTGCTCTGGCCGACGGTGTTGGCGAGGTTCGGCAGGCTCGCGCCGTTGCTCCCCTCGATGACCGCGCGACAGTCGAAGCGGTTGGGCGCTGAGTCGGCGTAGGTCACGGCGCCGAACGCCAGGACGAGGGCGGTGGTGTAGCCCTTGCCGCCCGGCACGGTGACGCTCGTGCTCGCCTTGGACGCGAAGGAGGTGGACGTGCTCCAGCCGGTCGCCGTGTCCTGGGGCGCCGAGGCCCAGCCGGTGAGGTTGGCGAGCCAGGAGTCCGAGATGCTCTCGTCGGGCAGGGTGAAGGAGCCAGTGACGTCCATGTTGCCGGTCACCTGGAGGTCGCCAGTGACGTCCATGCCACCCGAGACGCCGAGGTGGCCGGAGACGTCGAGGTTGCCGTGGACGTCGAGGGCGCCCTCGTCGACGACCGAGAGGCCGGAGTTGGCGAGGGGCGAGCGGCGCTCCAGGGCATCCAGGCGGCGGCGCATGTCGCGCAGCATGGAGACGATGTCGGTGGGGGCGGGCATGCGGCTCCTTCCGGGGCTACCAGTCGCGCGAGGTCTTGAGGATGGCGGTGGCCTCGCGGGTCTTCTTGCCGCGCTTCTTGTTACAGCCGAGGTGGGCGGCGCGGAGTTCGCCGTGATTGTGGCCGCCGCGTCCGACCGGGTCGACGTGGTCCGCCGAGAAGGATGACCACTCGGGAGGCTTGAGGTCGTAGCGGATGGGCTTGCCGCAGAGCCAGCACGGGAGGCGCTTGGCGCGCAACGCTTCTCGGTTGCGGCGGTAGAGCGGGTCCTCGGTGCGCGTGCGGTGGGCCATCGGTCAGCCCTCCTCGTGGGCGGGAGGGCGGCATCGCGTCGTGAGGTTGTCCAGGGCGCGAGGCCCATCCGGGTCCGTGTAAACGACGTGGGCGGTGGGCTTGGAGCAAGGCCGACCGCGAGGCGTGCGGTGCTGGCAGCGGTAGGAGTCGCGCCGGAGCGCGCGCATGCGCTCGACGGCGGGGACCTCGGTGGTCACGGGCGACTCCAGAGACGACAAAGCCCCGGGCCTCGACCGCGCGACGCCGGAGAGGAGGACGGCGTCAGGCGAGCGGGAAGCCCGGGGCGGGCCAGTGCGGGACGAGGGGAAGGAGGCCTCGTGGGGCCGCTCTGGCAAGCGGGGAAGAGTGGGGGAAGAGGGGAGCGTGTGAGCCCCGCAAGGCTAGGCGCGCGGGCGTCAGTGACGCTCCCCTCCCAAGTAAGGAGTCCGCCAGCGTCGTGCCACGGGCGCCCTAGTGGCGGCGCCTACGGCGGCAACGTCGGCACACTCGTCGGAGGCCGTCGGGGTTCGTCGAGTCGACGCCGAACTCAGACGGCGAGAGGCGCTCCTGGCAGGAGGAGCAGACCTTGTAGCCCCGACCCTTGCGCCAGGCGACGCGCCGGAGCGCGCTCTCGTAGGCCTGGCGGGCCTCCTCCTCGTCGCCGTCGTAGCGCTGGGCCACGAGGGAGAGGAGGAGGCCGTCGAGCCGAGGGGAGACCTCGCTCACGTCGGCAGGGCGAGCCGGAGGTCGCCGGGGTTCGCGCCGGAGCGGACGACGATGTAGTCGCCCTCGGCCTCGGAGTTGCCGAAGAGGACGGGCTCGTCCGTGCCGTCGCCGACGTACTCGGCCTCGCCGACCTGGAGGAGGTAGCCGTAGTCGCGCTCCAGGGCCGCCAGGGCCTCGACGAAGGCGATGGCCTTGCGGACGTCCGTGGTCGGGGGCAGGACGTAGGCCGTCATGCCCGCTCGTCCTCGATGCCGTCGCCCAGGAGCCAGTCGTCCAGGGCGTCGCGCAGCGCGGCGACCTGGCGGCGGTCCATGCGGAGGCCCTCGACGCCGAAGGGGACGTGGTCGCCGAAGACCGCCAGCGTCAGGAGCGGCGAGCCGTCGGCCTGGCGGATGCTGGACTCGTAGACCTTGGCCTTGGCCGCGGGCGTCCGCGAGTAGCCCTGGTGCGCGGGCTTGGGCTCGATGATGAGCGCGCCCATGTCAGGCCCCCGTCCGCTCGTCGGCGACGTCCAGGAGGTAGCGCGCCACGGCGACGTACTCCTCGACGGTGCGCTCGTCGCCGAGGAGGTCGATGGCCTCCTCCAGGGCGTCCGCGCGGCGGTCCATCTCGTCGGGCTCGTCCTGGGTCGCCGGGAGCGTCCAGAGCGTCGAGCACGAGCCCCAGCCGTTGAGCCGGTAGGTCGCCGCGTCGATGCCGGTGACGAAGCGCTGGGGGAAGCCGTAGGCGGCGTCGATGTAGCCGAGGTCCCGCCAGGTCTCGCCGAGGGTGGCCTTGCCGCTCTGGCGGGCCGTCGAGTGGATGAAGATGGCCGGGGCGACGTAGGGCTCGACGTGCTGGGGCGAGACGACCGTGCGGCCCTCGGTGACGTCCTCGGGGTCGTGGATGGTCAGGTCGCCGTCGGGCCAGACGGCCGCAACGCGCTTGAGGGCGCCCTTGTCGGCGCGCGGCGCGGGCAGGATCGACGAGCCGACGCGGTAGGTGGGCTTGTCCGAGATGACCGTGACGAGGTCGCCCTCGGCGTAGGTCGGGGCCTCGGGCTCGGGCTCGGGCTCGGGCGCCGCGGTGACGCACTCCTTGGCGATGGAGAAGGCCGCGCCGTCCGCGCGCTGGACACGGAGGTCGCCGGGCGCGGTGTAGGTGCCCGGCGTGGTCACGGTGACGGCCTGGCCGACCACGGTGGCGGCGGTCATGCTCGGCGTCTTGTGGCGGCCGTAGTAGGCGCCCTCCTGGACGATGACCTTGTCGCCGATGGCATAGGCGGGCTCGGGCTCGACCTTGCGAAGGCGGTGGGCGTAGGCCTGGGGGATCGCCGTGCCGGTGAAGGTCACAAGCGGGTCGTAGCCGGAGCGGACGGACGCGACGGTCGCGCGCTCGCCCTTCTTGGCGTGGATGCCGTCGGGGCCGTAGTCGTCGACGAACTCGACGAGGTCGCCGGGGGCGAAGGTGGTGGCGGGGTTCATGGGGTGAGGTTCCTTCCTCTGTCGGGATGGCCCGCGGTGGGCCTTGACAGAGGAGGAGTCCGCCAGGGGTGGCGGTGCTGCTCACGGATCGCCGGGGTGGGCCGCGTGAGGGCCTCTCGGCGTCCTCCAGGTGGTCGAAAGGTGACGAAGTGACGGAAAGTACGTCACTCTCCTATCCCGCTATAAAGGACGACTCCTTTAGAAAAGGAATACAGAGTGACGTACTTTCGGTCACTTCGTCACTCCTGGGGCTAGTCGAGCCAGCCCGGGTCATCCTCGGCGGGCATTCCCTCGCCGCGCCAGGTGATGACGAGCCGCTCCCTCGGCGTCAGGCGGCGCCCCTCGCCCTCGTCGACGCGGAGGAGCGCGATGGGCTCGACGAGCGCAGACGACAGGAGGCGCCGACGGCCCTCTAGGTCCGCCAGGGTCCACTCCTCGGCGACCGAGCGCCCCGTGGGCTCCAGGACGACCTCGCGGCGGATGGGGACGGCCTGGGCCTCGGCGAGCCGGGAGCGGGCCTCTCGGACGCGCTCGATGACCTCGGGGGACAGGTCGAGCGCCAGGGCCTCCTCGGCCTCCTTGGCCTCGCGCTCGGCGTCGTCCAGGGCGTCCGCGCCGACGAGGGTGACGCGCTCCTCCATCGCGGCGAAGATGCCGAAGCGGTCGAGGTACTCCTGGGCGACGTAGGCCTCGACGGGCTCGGCCTTGACGCCGCGGGTCTCGGCGCAGCCGTTGGACGGGACGCATCGGTAGCCCCTCCATCCTCGGGTGTGCCGGTACGTCGCCAGCGGGTGACCGCACGCGGGGCAGATGATGAGGCCGCGGAGGAGGGCGACGCCAGGCTTGCGGTCGCGCGCGGTCGCGGAGGCCTTGGGAGCCAGGAGGCGGCGGACCTCGCGGGCCTCGCCGGTCGAGAGGACATGGGTGGCCGTGGGCTCGCTCGTGAGGGTGTTGACGAGGGCCGGGCGGCTCCAGCGGATGCCGCGCCGCGTGAGGTGGCCCTCGGAGTTGAGCCAGCCCATCACGGAGTAGGCCGTGTCGCCGCGGAGGATGCGGTGGGCCGCCTCGCGGAGGATGCGGGCCTCGTGCGGGTCGACGTCGAGGCGCTTGCCGCCCGGGCCGTCGACGACGCGGGTGCCGTAGGGGATGGGTCCGCCAGCCCAGCGGCCCGCGTCCTTGAGGCGCTTGGACCGGGCGCGGTTGCGCTCGACGATGCGCGCGCGCTCGGCCCGGGCAACCTCGGCGGCGATGACGAAGCGCCAGCGGAAGGAGTCGGAGTCGTCGGAGTCCAGGCCGTCGACGCCGATGAGGCGGACAGGCGTGCGGACGACCGAGCCAGAGCGCGGGTCCTTGCCCTCGACGACGTCCAGGACGAGAGCGGCGGCGTTGACGCCCTCGCGGGTGAGGCGGTCGGTGTGCCAGGTGACGAGGACGTCGGCGCGCCCCGTGGTGGCGTCCTCCAGCCAGCGTGTAAACGCGGGGCGGTCGCGGATGGCGCCGCTCTTGCCGTTGTCGACGTGGACGGCGATGACCGCCAGGCCCAGGCGCTCGGCCAGGGCGCGACAGTCGGCGACCATGCCGTCGCGGGATAGGTTGGTGTCGCCCGCCTCGCGGGAGAGGCGGACGTAGACGGAGCAACGGAGCGGCGGCACGGGGTTCTCCTGGGGGCTGGGCGTCTTTCCATCGTAGTATGCGTGGTCGTTCTGTCGAGCAAACACGCCCAAGGAGCGGCCAGGAACGGCCCCAGGACGCACGAGCGCCCCCGCCCGGTAGTCCAGGAGGGGGCGCGGCGTGCGCGGGGCTCTCAGGCCTCGACGCCCAGGAGGCGGAGCGCGTAGAGGCGGAAGGCCTCGCCCCACCAATGGCCCCCGAAGGAGTCGAGGGTGATGCCGCCGTTGCTGTCGGCGGAGAGGGCGACCTTGCCGAGGAGGTTGGCGTTGTGGACGAGCGAGCACGCGAAGGGGCGGGAGACGCCGCCCTGGCGCTCCCAGGCGGCGAGGTAGTTGCGGGCGGCGCGGAGGGCGAAGGCGGACGGGGCGGCGGTGGCGGTGGAGTTCGTCATGGGTCGAGTGTAAACGCACGACGCCGTCTCACGCAACTCGGACACGCGAGAGGCCCCCGGCATGTCGCCGAGGGCCTCGCGGGTGGGGCTCAGAAGCGGAGGCGGGTCTCCTCGCGCCGGGCGTCCGCGGCGTAGCGGAGGACCTGGGGGGCGCCGGTCTCGGAGTGAGCGAAGAGGGCGCCACAGTCGTCGCACTCCCAGACGTCGCGCGAGTCGGCCTCGCGGGCGTCGCCGTGGGCGCACGGGCGGCCGTGCTCGACGAGGAAGGCGACGGCCTCGGTCAGGTCGGAGACGTAGAGGCGCCCGCCGTTGTGGCGCGTCGTGGCGACGACGAGGTCGTTGCGGGCGTCGACCTCGATGACGCCGAGGGACTCCTCGACGGTGGCCTCCTGGTAGTCCCAGGAGCCCTCCTCGTCCAGGGCGGCGTCGAAGACGACCTCGCGGGAGACGACGAGGCGGAAGCGCCCGGAGGCGTAGGAGTCGACGGGGACGAGGTCGAAGGCCTGGCCGTTGTGGGCGATGGGGAGCGTGGTCATGGGGTGATCCTCTCAGGTGGTGGGGTTGGGTCAGGAGACGACGGTGACGGGGACGAGGGCGACCTGGGCGAAGCCCTGGGGGGCCGGGATGCTCGCGGCCTCGTCGCGCTTCTTGGCCGCGGCCTGGCGCGAGGCGGAGCGGGCGTAGATGCCGAAGCGCGAGGGCATCCATGCGCGGTCCTCGCACTCCTCGGTCACGACGGCCCAGGCGAGGGAGAGCGTGGAGGCGAAGGTGATGACCTCGCCGTTGAGGAGGGTGACGGAGTAGGTGGTCTTGGTCTTGGTTGCCATGAGACGAGTGTAAACGCGAGACGCCGTTGCGCGCAAGTCGCACGCGAAGAAGCCCCCGACGGGCGTGTCGGGGGCTCCTCGGTGGGGCTCACGAGAGGCGGCGCTGGGTCGCCTCCAGGGCGGCGATGCGCGTGCGTGCGGCCTCGGCGTCGGCCTCCAGCCGCGCCAGGAGCGCCCGCTCGCCCTCCAGGAGGCGCGCCACGCGCGCGGGCGTCAGGGGCACCTTGCGGCCCCGCCGCGGGGCGGTCATCGAGTCTGCCTCCAGGCGACGGCGTCCAGGGGCGGGAGCCCCGGGAGGCGCTGGACGCGCTGGGCGATGTCCTCGGCCTCGGCGTCGCTCGCGGCCTGGAGGGTCACGCCGAGGCCGTAGACGCCCGGGGCGACCGCTACGACGGTCCAGGCCTCGGCGATGCACCGGAGGCCCTCGACGAGGTAGACGACGTCCAGGACCGCGCGGGTCGCCCGCTCGCGGTCGTCGGTCGACACGTTGAGGGTGAGGCGGTAGGTGTGCGACATCTCAGGCCTCCCGCGTGACGAGGTCGACGTCGCGGACGACGAGGCGGAAGCCGTTGCGGAACTCGACCTTGGTGGTCTTGGAGACCTCGTCGTGGTCGAGGGGCTCGACGCGCTGGTCGGCCAGGTGGGCGAACTCGTGGTCAGGGTCCGGGGCGAAGAAGACGAGCGTGGTGGTCATGGGGTGATCCTCTCAGGTGGTGGGGCTGGGTGCGGGGGGCTCGTGCCCGCCCCCGCTCGGGCCGCGGGTCAGGGCCGCGCGAAGGAGGAGTGGCGCGCGTGGTCGAGGACCGTGAGGTCCGCCAGGAGGACGCGGACGCGCCGCTCGGCCTCCCAGGGCTCCAGGAGGGCGCACGGGGCGCACTCACAGTCGTCCATGCCGATGACCGCGAGGCCCCGGAACTCGACGAGCGAGCCCTGGTAGACGAGGCCCTCGCCGCGGAAGGTCATGGAGAGAGCCATGAGGCCCTCCTCTCTGGGCCGGTGGCCCTCTTGGGAGCGGGTCGGTCCCGCTCGCTAGGACGAGTGTAAACGCGAGACGCCGTTGCGCGCAACTCGGACAGCGAAGAGGCCCCCGGCATGTCGCCGAGGGCCTCAGGGGCGGGGCTAGCAGAGGACGAGCCGGGAGAGCGTCGCCGCGACGGGGATGGCCGAGACGGCCCCCGCGGATGCTGCCCGGACGCGGTCACGGGCTCGGGTGGTCCTCGCCGTCGCCAGGTCGACGACGTCGTCCCGGACGAGCCCCAGAGCGGGGAGCGGCGACGTCGGGCGGTCCAGGCCCAGGATGCGTTCCTCCTGGTCGTCGAGGTGGACGGTGGCGACGCCAGGCGCCGCGGTGGCGATGACGATGGCGCCAAGGGCCGCTAGGTCCTCGACGACCTCCTCGGGCAGGAGCGCCGGGTCGAGGAGGGCGACGGTGCCGGAGCGGATGATGAGCGGAACGGCGGGCATGGGCGGGTGGGGCTCCTACGGCGAGAAGGGGGAGAGGGGGGTGGACGGCGCCCCGCGCCCGCTCCTTGAGCCGGTGCCGCGCGTCCTCCAGAATCCTATGCCCATGCGCCGACAAGCGCGAGACGCCGAGCGTCGTCCGAACGGCCAGGGACTCAGCGCCGGAGGACGAGGGCCTCCGTCGGCGAGAGGACCTGGACGCGCTGAACGTCGCCCTGGGCCAGGCGGAGGGCCTCACGCCAGACGAGCGGGTCAGGGCGGAGCGAGCGGACAGGGGCGGGGGCGGGCTTGGTCTCCTGGGCCTTGAGTCGTGGCATGCCGACGAGGGTAGCGGCGCAACGACGAACGCCGCCCCTCCCGTGTGGGAGAGACGGCGTCTCGCGCTCGGGCTCAGGCCTCCAGCATGGGCTCCTGGTGGCAGGGGCAGAGCGGCGTGCCGTACTCGTCGAGCCACTTGCGCGTCATGCGGACGATGTAGCCGGAGCCCTCGGCGCACTCGACCTTGAGCATGCGCGTCCCTTGCTTGGGCTCGCCCTGGGCGGCACCGGGGTTGACCATCGCCGCGTGCGGGTAGTCGCGGAGGTCCGCCGCGATGGCGTCGAGGCGGGCCTTGAGGGCCTCGCCCGCGACGGTGGCGGTCATCTTGCCCTCCAGGCCGATGCCCTTGGCGATCTTGGCGAAGCGGCCCTTGTGGCCGCTCTCACAGTCGTCGATGGCGTGGACGAGTTCGTGGGCCAGGACGTCCAGGACGCGGGAGGCGTCGTCGAGGACGGGCGAGATGAAGAGGGCGGCAACGCCGTCAGCGCTCGCGGCCTTGCTCCAGCACTGGCCGATGACGGCGTTCTTCTTGCCGCGGCCCCCGGGCCAGCCGACCGAGACGCGGACCTCGGGGAGGGTCTCGCCGACCTCGGCGAAGATGGGGGCGAGGGCGTCGATGGCCGCGACGAGCCACTCCTCGCGGGTGGAGAACTTGGCGGCGTAGCCGGTGAGGATCGTGGTGGCGGTCATGTCGGGCTCCTTGCTCGGGGTGGGCTTGCGTGATGAGACGAGTGTAAACGCGCGACGGCGTCTCACGCAACTCGACCGCGGAAACGTGTCGCCCGGGCGTGTCGCGTCAGCGGCAGGAGAGGGCGTAGAAGGTGCGGACCGTCGCGGCGACCTCGGGGGTCTCGCTCGCCAGGGCGCTCGCCGGGGCGGTGCGGAAGCGGGAGCACGCGGCACGGCGCTCCTCGGGCGAGGCGTCGGCCCAGACGTCGCGGAGAGCGTCCAGGGCGGTCGAGGAGGTGAAGGGGGTGGCGACGGCCACTGAGGTCGGGGCCGGGGCGGAGGCAGGCACCTGGGAGGCCGACGCGGAGCCGACCGACAGGGTCGCGGTGAGGGCGACGAGGGCGAGGGCGAGACGGGCGAGCACGGCGGGCTCCTTTCGGGTGGTGGTGGAGTGGTCAGTGTGGGCGAGGACGCCGTCTCACGCAACCGGAGAGACGGCGCCCGTGCTGGTCAGGAGACGACGCGCCAGCGAGCGACGATGTCCTGGAGGCCGATGAAGAGGCCGGTCGGGTGGAAGTCGACGTGGCCGTCGGAGGAGCGGACGGCGATGCCGTCACGGGAGATGGAGACGACCTCGGCGCTGGCGACGGCGCCGCCAGCGGTCGTCCACTCGACGCGGGAGCCGGGGGCCAGGTCGACGATGCGGGCCATGTCAGGCCTCCTTGACGACGACGCGCGAGGACGGGCGGACGATGGCCGTGGTGGCGCGGCGCTCGCCGACGCCGCCCCAGACCTCGACGACGAGGCGCTCGCCGCCCTGGGAGCCCGCGGTGTAGCCCGAGACGGAGTAGGAGCGCCGCGTGTAGTGCCGCCCGTCGACCGAGAAGCGCTGGCCGACCGCGATGCCCTCGACGACGTCGTAGGCGGAGAGGGTGGGGGTGGTGCTCATGCGGGCCTCCTGGGGGCCTCGGGCGGCGGGTGCCGCGGGGTGATGAGTCGAGTGTAAACGCGAGACGGCGTTGCGCGCAACTCAGACGACGCGGAGGACCTTGGGGTCGAGGGAGCGGCCCCGGGCGACCGGGTCGGCACGGTGCTCGTCGGTGAGGTCGGCGACCTGGACGAGGCCGCGGGGCGTGAGGCCCTTGACCTCGACGACGCGCCCGACGTCGGTGAGGCGGACAGCGCCGCCCCAGGCGACGACGCGGGCGAGGGTGCCCAGGTCGAGGTCGGTGCCGTCGATGTCGGTGAAGGTGCCAGAGGCGAGGTGCTCGGTGATGCTCACGGGGGTCTCCTTGGGGTCGAGGCGGGTGGCGGACAGGTCGGGGGTCTCGGTGTTCGTCATGCCACGAGTGTAAACGCGAGACGGCGTTGCGCGCAAGTCGAACGCGCGAACTCGCCCAGGAACGCCGAAAGCCCCGCCTCCCAGGTCGGGAGACGGGGCTCGGGGACTCACGGGAGGTCGCCCTCCTCCAGGTCGAGCGGACCCAGGTGCCAGCGGTCCGCGGGGCGGAGCCGGTCCTCGACGGCCAGGGCCAGGTCGAGGAGGAGGCCGAGGAGGCGGGTCACTGGAGGCCCTCCTCGCGGGTGTAGTCGACGGCGTCGTTGACGATGTCCGCCACGTCGGCGAAGACGTTCTCGACCTCGTGACCGCCGCTCGCGTGGCCCTGCTCCCAGGCGTAGGCGAAGAGGCGCTCCAGGATGCGCGGGGAGGCCGTGCGGAGGTAGTCCCGCCCCAGGGCGGAGCGGAAGGCGTCAAGGGCCTCCTGTCGCGCCTGGGGGAGGCCCGCGGCGAAGGCGGGGAACTCCTGGTCGATGCGGCGCTGGGCCAGGTCGAAGGCGTGCGCGGCGCTCACTGGAGGCCCTCGGCCAGGAGGGCGGCAGCCTGGGCCGGTGTGCCAGGGACGCGGAAGCCGAGGCGCTCGACGCCGTCGGCCTGGTCAGCCGCGTCCAGCATGGCGACGGCCAGACGGCGCGCGTCGCCCGGGGCGAGGTTGACGAAGGCCACGCCGCCGACGGCCTGGACCGAGACGCCGACGAGGGTGGTGTCGACTCCCTCGGGGCCGATGCGCTGGACCATGACCTTGTCGGTGGCCGGGGCCATCACGCACGGGGCGGAGTGCGGGTGACCCATCTGGCCGTTGTCGACGAGGGCCTGGCGGCGCGCAGCCAGGGCGGCGGCGTTCGGGTCGGTGGGGCGGGTGAACATGGCGGGGCTCCTTCTCGGGGTGGGGGTTGGTAGTGGAGGAGTCCGCCAGGGGCGCGTCATCTGCTCACGCGCCCCCAGCGGGCTCTCGGGGTCACTCGGCGGTCAGGGCCTCGCGCATCGTCGAGAGGGCCTTGGAGCGGGTGCGCTGGACCGTCGCGCGGGTCATGCCCAGGTGCCGGGCGACGACCGAGTCGTTGGCGACGGCGATGCCCTCCTCGCGGGTCTTGGCGTTGCCCTCCTTGGCCTCCTCGGCGGTGACGGGGAGCGAGTCGAAGCCGTAGGAGTAACGGATGATCGGCGTCTCACGCTCGTCCAGAAGGGCGAGGAGGCCGTCGACGAGGATGCGGTCCTCGGCCATGACGTAGGCGTCGTCGGCGCCGCCCGTGAGGAAGACGCCGCCGTCCGCGGAGGTCGAGCCCTCGGCGTCGGCCCGCTCGGCGAGGGCCTCGATGGACTCGGTCTGGCCGACCGCGCGGGCGATGTCGAGGAAGGTCTGGGGGGCCATGTCGTGCGCCGAGGCGATGCGGTGACCCTGGGCGACCGAGCCGTCCGCGGCCTTGAGGATGGCGAAGAAGCGCTCGACCATGCGGGTCGGGACGTCCCAGCCGTGGACCGAGTTGGTCGCCGTCGAGACGCCGCGACGGAGGGCGTCCGAGACGCGGCCCGCGAGGCGGGGGCTCTTGGCCGTGTCGTGTGACTGGATCATCTCCAGGAAGACGAGCGCGGCCTCCTGCTCGGCGTCCTCCAGGGCCTCGTCCTTGAGCCCGCGGAGGGCCTTGCGGAACGCGGGGCCGTACTGGGCGATGAGGGCCGTGACGGCCTCCTGGTCGCCGGTCTGGGCGAGGCGGATGAGGTGGGCCTCGGCCTCCTCGGTGAGGACCTCGGGGGTGGTGGTGGTGACGATGTCGGAGATAGTGGCGTAGGTCATTGTCTCTTGTTCCTCTCGGGTGGTCCGCCCCCAGGTCCTTCTACCTGGGGGCCGGGGCGGGGAGTTACAAGGGTGTAACTCGTGTCCGTGTCTCACGCTACGTTGAGTACGGGTACTCACGCAAATCGGCGACTCGCGCTGCTAGGTACTCAGCCGCCGTAGGGCTCCAGGGCCTCGTCGAGCGAGGCGCGGAGGGCGATGAGGTGGGCCGCCGTCTCGCGGAGCGCACGCTCGGAGGCGATGACCTGGAGGCGGAGGGCGAGGCGCTCGGGGTTGGCCGTGATGTCCGCGGTGGGGTTGGCGGGCTGGCCGTCCTGGGTGGGCTCGGGGCGTGCCGCGGTCCACTGGACGTTCCGGGCCAGGTCGAGCGAGTCGGCCAGGGCCTCGGCCTCGGCGCGGATGACGTCGAGGACGCGGTCGGCGTCCTGGGCCTGGAGGTCGGCCTCGGTGACGAAGGGGTCGACGGGGGTGGACATGGGGGTTCCTTCCTGGTGGCTGGGGGGTGAGGTGAGAGAAGCCCCCGGGGCTCGCCAGGAGAGGAGAGCGCCCGGGGGCGGTGTACTGCTCAGACGTCGTCGGGGGCGCCGTAGGCGTGGCCCCAGGTCGGGCCGACGACCTCGCCCGTCGAGGTGATGGGGACGCCCTTAAAGGAGCGGGTCATCGTCTCGCCGATGAGGCGGGCGACCTCCTCGGAGTCGGCCTTGGGGGCCTGGGCCACGAGTTCGTCGTGGACCGGGAGGAGGAGGTGGTCGCCGAGCCCCTTGTCGAAGAGGTCGACGATGGCCTGGGCGAGGATGTCGCGCGAGAGGCTCTGGACGGCGTAGTTGGTCGCCGAGTAGAGCCGGTCGCGGTCGAGCGGGAGGTGCCGCCCGGTCTCCGTGATGACCTCGCGCTTGCCGTACTGGGCGCGGGACTGGAGGCGCCGCCCGTACTTGCGGATACCGGGGTAGGCCTTGTCGTAGCCGCGGATGGCGCTCTGGACGTCGGCGAGCGGCGCGCCGGTCTGGCGGGCCAGGGTCGTCGCCCCGCCGCCGTAGACCTTGCCGAAGCCGACGCCCTTGGCGAGTTTCCGGTTGGCCTTGGTGAAGGCCGGGCCGTAGATCATCTCGGCGGTGAAGTCGTGGAGGTCGACGCCGTCGAGAATGGCCTGGATCATCTTGGGCTCCTCGGCCAGGGCCGCCAAGACGCGCATCTCAATCTGGTCGTAGTCCGACGAGACGATGAGGTGCCCAGGGTCAGCCACGAGGGCGCGGCGGACGCGCCAGTCGGACGAGGGGAGTTGCTGGAGCGGGGGCTTGGAGATGGACATGCGGGCCGTCCGAGCCTGGAGGGCGCCGATGAAGGGGTGGAGGCGGTCGCCCTCGTCGCGGAGGTCGAGGAAGGCCTGGGCATAGGAGGTCGACCATTTCGCCGCGCGCTTGGAGCGCATGACGGCATCCGCGAGGGGGTTGGGTTCGCGGACCTCCAGGCGGTCCCAGTACGGGCCGAGGTCGGCCAGGGGGAGGAGGACGCCCTTGTCGACCTTGAGGCCGGTCTTGGTGCGCTCGGTGAGCGTCTCGCCCATCGCCACGAGGGCCTCGGCGACCTGGGCCGTCGAGTTGACGTTGGAGACGCCGTAGCGCTTGGCGACGAGGGCGAAGCGCTCGGCGTCGACGAGGAGGTCCTCGCGGAGCCGCTCGGTGTAGGCGACATCGACCTTGATGCCCTTGCGCTGGAGGATCGCCAGGAGGACGGCGACGTGATGCTCAAAGGTCGAGAGGTGACTCTGGCCGGTGTCGCGGATGATGGCGGAGAGTTCGTCGAAGAGGCGCCGCGCGAGGATCGCGTCCAGGCCCGCGTAGAGCGTGTAAACGGGGTGGTCGATGTCGATGACGGCCCAGCCGGTGTTCTTGGTCGCCTTGTAGTCGCGGTGGAAGACGGCGGTGAGGTCCTCCTGGGTGTCGGGCGCGCTCGGGTCGATGTAGACCTCGGAGAGGCGCTTGAGTCCCAGGCCCGCGCCGCCCTCGTGCTCGGGGCGGGGGTCGAGGAGGTGAGCGAAGATGCGCGTGTCAAAGCAACGCGGACCGAGGGCCTCGACCGGGACGCCGAGGTGGCGGTCGACGACGAGCCAGTCGAAGGGGGCGTTGTGCGCGGTGAAGTGCCGCGGGAGGAGGAGGGCGTCGCGGATGACGTCGGGGAAGAGGTCCGCGCGGAGGACCCAGGCCTCCGTCCGGTTGCCGAGTTGGACGAGGCGAGCGAAGCCCTCGGCGCGCGGCAGGCCGAACGCGGAGCGGGTCGCGTCGAAGGTGCGGGAGTAGATGTTGAGGTCCATTGTCTCGGAGTCGAATCCGAGGACCGAGTCGCCCAGGGCCAGGAAGCGGCGGAAGCCCTCCAGGTCCTCGCGGCGCTGGGGGACGTAGACGTGGCACTCCTCGCCGTCGATGACGTAGGTGTGGGTGGGAAGCATGAGGGTCCTTCCTGGGTGGCCTGGGTTGTAGGTCCGGTGGAGCCGAGAGGCCCCCGGGGCGTCGTGCGCCAGCCAGGGGCCTCTCGGTGGTCGTGCTCGGTCAGAGGGCGTCCAGGGACGCGCCGCCGACCGTCGTGGGGGTGACAGGTGAGGAGTCCGCCAGTGGCGCCTCATCTGCTCGCGGCTCGTCGACCTTGCGGTCGGCGGGCTTGGCCTCGCGGAGGCCGTCGAAGACGACGCCCGCGTTGGTCTTGCGCTTGGTCAGCGAGCGCTCCTCCAGCGCCGCCGAGAGCGTGCGCTTGGTCCAGACCTCGCGCTGCTGGAGGCCCTCGGTGTCGGCCCATTCGCGGTAGGCCTCGTAGATATGCGAGAGGGACATGCCGCGGGAGGACTCGTCGAAGAGGAACTCGCCAGGGAGGAAGCCGTCGAGAGCGTTGCTCGTCTCGCGGTAGTCCTTGGTGGCGTTGACCACGGCAGGCGGGTCGCCGAGCCCCTGGGCGTACCACTCGACCGCGCCCTGGACGGCCCAGGCGAGAATGCCCTGGCCCTCGGCGAGGAGGTCGGCGGTGAGCCGCGGGTCGCGCTCGTGCGGAGCGAAGTAGCGCTCCCAGGGGATGAGTTTCACGCGGCGCCAGAGGCCCTCGTCCTGGCCCCGGAACTGGGGCTTGGCGTTGGTCGCCAGCATGAGGAGGAACGTCGGGCGGAACTCGAAAAACTCCTTTCGCATGTAGCGGGCGGCGATGAGGTCGCGCCCCGTGACGCGCTTGAGCATCGCCTCGGCCATTGGCTTGTTCGCCTCGCCCTCGGACGCCATCACGAGCCGGGCGCCCTTGAGCGCCGCGATGTCGTTGGGGATGCCGCCCGACGGGCGCTGCTCAAAGGTGGAGAAGGGCGTGGTGACGGTCGCCTCGCGGAAGACCTCGGTGAGGGTGTCGGTGAAGACGCTCTTGCCGTTGGCGCCCTTGCCCCAGAGGACGGCGAAGCATTGCTCGTCGGTCGAGCCGGTGATGCCGTAGCCGACGAGCCGACGCATGTAGGCCGGGAGGTCGCGGTACTTGGGGAAGACCTCGTGGAGGAAGCGCTCCCAGCGCGGCGCGGTCGCCCTCGGGTCGTAGTCGAGGTCGATGCGCCGGGTCAGGAGGTAGGCCGGGTCGTGCGGGAGGAGCGTGCCGGAGCGGAGGTCGACGACGCCGTTGCGGACGGCCAGGAGGTCGGGCCTCTTGTCGAAGGCGTCGAGCGGGGTGGCGACGTCGCGGAGGGCCTTGACCTCGCGGATGGCCGCGTCGATGCCCTTGGACGACTGGGAGTAGTTGGCCCAGCGCGTCCAGAGGTTCGCCAGGGTCGCCGCCTTGCCATCGTCGCCAGCGCCGCGACGCATGCGCTCGGCGATGTCCGCGGTGACCTCGGCAGCCTCCTGGGCGTAGGCCCTGGCGGCGTCGAGGTCGTCGGGACGCCAGACGCCGCCGTCCAGGACGAAGAAGCCCGCCTCGGGGGAGTAGCGGAGGGCCGAGGTGCGGGAGAGGGCGTAGTCGCGGAGGAACCGGGCGTTGCCCAGGTCGGTCAGCGGGTAGACCTCGGCGTCGCGCTCGCGGGCCGCCGAGGTGAAGGACGACTGGAGCGGCGCCTCCTGGACCGCACGGACGACCTCGCGCCCGCTGGGGTCCTTCTCGCGCCACGAGGTCAGGTCCTCGCCCATCGGGACGTCGAGGATGGCGGTGGTGACGCCGCGCTCGATGAGCCCCTGGGAGAGCGCCGTGGCGAACTCCTGGCCCGCGCGGTCGCCGTCGCCAGCGATGACGGCCTTGCGGTCGCCGACCATCGCGGCGACCTGGTCGAGGACGTGGGGGTTGCGGGCGTTGCCAGCCCCAGCGATGAGGATGGCGTCCCAGCCCAGGCCGACCGCGGTGAGGCCGTCGCCAGGCCCCTCGGTGACGAGGACCTCGGCCCAGCCGGAGGAGCCAGCCAGGAAGCCGACCTTGGACCACGAGCCGCCCTTGGGGGCCTTAGGACCCTTCCAGCGGAGGTCGACCGCGGGGTCGATGGCGCGGGCCTGGTGGCCCATCGGGACGCCGTCGACGTCGCGGAAGGGGACGACGAGGCGGAGGACGCCGTTGTCGTTCCAGGCGCCCAGGCCCAGGCGCTCGATGTCGTCGGGCTGGAGGCGGAAGCGCTCGCGGGCGTAGTCGTAGACGTCGTCGTACTCGGCCAGCGCGCGGGCGCGCGTGTCGAGGTCGGCGGCCAGGGCGGCGACCGACAGGGCCGGGGCCGGGTCGCTCG